ACCCCGCAACGGAGACCACGATGTTGAAGAGCTGCTGGTTGTCCACGCCTTACTCCAGGTACTGCAGTTTGAAGTTGGTGCGCTGGAACAGCTTGACGATGTCGTCGATCAGGTTCAGCAGCGACGTGTCATCCGTGGTCGCGTCGCGGTTGTCCTGGATCCAGGCCTTGATCTGTTTGAGCACGTCGCGGATCTCGCCCTCGTACTCGTTGTCCATCAGCGGGATGTCCAGCAGCGTCTCGTACTCACCCTGGTAGCACTCGACGAACTCATCGGCCTTGTCGATGAGCTCCTCGTAGAACGTGCCCAGGGCGCTGTGATCGGCGAAGCTGCCACGGCCCGAGGTGCGCAGGTGTGCGCGGTGGGCCATGTCGCGGGCCAGGAAGAGGTGTGCGGCCAGGAGGCCTGCGGTCTTGTCGCTGTTCATCGCATCGCCCCCTCGATCAGGCCCTTGCCCGCCGTCTTGGCCGACTGCTTGAACGCCTCGTCGGTGGGCGCGCCCTTCTGCCCCGGCTTGCGCATGCGCTCGTTGGAGCCGCGCGCGATGCGCTCGCGCTTGGCGTTGATGTTGGCGTAGAGGCCTGGTTTCTTCATGTTGCTCACCACTTCACTTTGTCGGCCCAGTAGGCCGCGCTCATTTTTCCTTTGGCGATGTTCTTGGCATGCCGCGCCTTGAACGCCTCGTTGCGCTTGGAGCCTTCAGGCGAACCCTTGACTCCCTGCTGCCCGAATCGGATCACCTTCTCCTTGCCATCGGCGCACGCCTTGACGACGTGGCTCTTGGTCGGGTGGTCAGGTGTCGACCGCGGGGCGTTGCACTTCATGTTGTCAGCGATGAGGCCGCGGCTCATGTCGTGCCTCAGTAGCTGACCTTGCCGAAGATGCCGTGCACGCAGACGATCACGTCCACGTCGGTGCCAGTGCCGCCCGAGGTGCTGGGGCGGATGAACGCCGGCATCTCGTTGACGGCGAAGCCGCCGGCAGCGGTGACGCTCGCAGCGCTCGTGCCGCCCTTCTTCGTGAGGTCGAACCAGTCGGCGCCGTTGTTCGAGCCCTGCAGCTTGACGGTCGCACCGCCGAAGGTGCCGATCACCTGGACGGTCGTGTCGGCGGCGAAGGGAACCGCATGCGCGCCCCCGACGTCAGCGTTGCCCAGGGCTTCCCAGGTCAAGAGGATCGCGCCGTTGACCGTGTTGCGGTCGGCGCTGGTGAGGGCAATCGTTGCCATGGTGGTTTCCTTTCAGGTGGTTGGATCAGGGGCCGGTGCGCGCCGCAGTGCGCTGCCGGATTGGCGGGCCGCTCTTGAGGCCGGAGCCGGTGAGCACCTCGCCGATGAGGCCGCCCTCGATGGCAGCCAGGCTGGGCATCTGGGCGCGGACGTATTCCGCCTTGGTGGGTGACGGGGCTTTCTTCTTGAACTCGCGGGTCCACGCGGCCGGCTTGTCCAGGTAGGTCGAGTTGTCGCGCTGCACGGTGTAGCGGCTGTCCTGCTGCGCTTCGCCGCTGGCGGTCTGCTCGACCATGCGCCACTCGGGGCCCAGGCGGCTGCGGATCTCGCCGCCCTCGGGATCTGAGCCGGTGACCTGGTAGTAGTAGTCGCCGCCCGCCGGGCCGGACTCGTCGACCATCGGCTGCTGGTAGCGCACGTCCCTGAGCGTCTCGGTCGAGCTCGAGATCGGGTTCTGCCGCAGGACGTACATGCCGGCCTGGCCGTCGATGGGCGTGCGGCCGTAGGTGTTCGCCGTCTGGCCAGGGGGCAGCGCGCCTTGCACGATGCCGTAGCCCTGGTCGACCACCACGGGCTGACCATCGGGGCCCGTGACCAGCGTCTGGTTGTAGCGGTCGACCTGGGAGTTGTACCGGCGCAGGGACCGGTTGTACTGGTCCAGGGCGCGCTGGTACGCGTCGATGTCGCGGGAGAGAACGCTGCTCATGCCTGGAAGGGCGATTGCACGCCGCCGGGTAGGCCCACGCGTGCGGTCTGCGTGCTGAACGGCCCGCCCAGTGCGAACGGGTTCTTGGTGGAGATGGGCTGATTCAGCGAGGACTCGATCAGGCCGCCGCCAGCGGTGTTCGGGTTGGCTGCGCTGCTGCTGAGCGCCGGGCGCGTCGTGCTGAAGTTGGTCACGCCTGCAGCGATGGCCGCCGCTGCGGAGCTGTACATGCGGCCGTCAGGCCCCCACACCGCGCCGCTGTTGGCGTAGCCCTGGCCGGCGTTCTGCATGAACGTCGACGCGTTCGTGTCGACGGGCGCGCCGCCCGAGTTGTTGGCCGTGCCGACCGAGGCGGTGCCTCCGCTGCGCTGGCTCTTGAGCGTGTTGAACTGTTGGGTCAGCGCGCTCAGCTGCTGCTGCAGCGCGGTGTAGGCGGGGCTGCTCTTGACCGTGTTGTCCTGCGCCTGCTCGTAGTAGTTGTCATAGCCCGCATCGGCCAGCGCGCTGTCACGACCGCCCAGGTCAGCGCCAGGGGCATACGACATGTTGCCGTAGCCCTGCTTCTCGATCGTCGGGCCGTAGCGCAGGATGGCCGAGTCGCTCGGGCGGCCCATGTCCGCGCCGCTGGACTGGGCCAGGCTGTAGACCGCGTCGTAGCCGCCGGCAGCGTCGAACTCGGCCGTCGGCACGCCGGTCAGCATGGACCGGTGGATCATGTCCGCGGCTTGTTGTGGGGTGAGTTTCGCCATGGTGTGTGCTCCTTAAATTCCTGACCCGGCCACGAGCTTGAGCCGCTGCTCGGCGGCAAAGAGCTCCTTCTTGCCGCGCTCGCGGATGGCGGTGTCGGCCAGCTTCGCCTTGATCTGCTCGAGGCTGAGGTTCTGCGTGTTGGCCATGCGCAGCATCTCGATCTCGCGCTGCATCGCCATCTCGGCCATGCGGTCCTGCGACTGCTGGCGTGCGATCTGCAGGCGCGTCTGCAGCTCCAGCATGTCGCCCTGGTTCTGCGCCTGGACCTTGGCCATGTCCGACTGCGCGCGAATCTGCGCGGCCTGGATACGCGGGTCGGGTGCCTGCTGCTGCGGGTTCTTCATCTGCTCCTTGATCTGCTCGATCTCCTCTTCCGACTTGAACACCTCTTCGGGGTCCACGTGCTGCGCCTGCAGCGCCTTGCGGAAGAGCTTCTCGGTGTCGAGGTACATGCCGTAGACCGGGTTCGCACCAGCGGCCAGCAGGTTCATGAACGCCTGGTTCTGGATGTCGCGGATCATCAGGGCGCTCGAGCCGCGGGCATCGATCTGGAAGTCGCCTTTGATCTCCTCGTCCTCGCCGTACATCATGTTGTAGTCGTAGTACCGGCGGATGTGCGGGCGGGTGACCATGTCGTCGAACTGCTTGACCAGGCGACGCAGCACGACGTTGGCGCTGTTCATCAGCATCTGCATGCCGCCCACGGTGTCAGGCGCTGCGCCCTTCTCGCCTTGCATGATGACCGGCACGCCGGTCTCCTGATCGGCCAGCTCGGTGGCCATCTTGATGATGCCGGCGAGCTCCGCCTGGTGGCTGTTGAACTCGAAGGTGGTGAACGCCTTGCGCACGTCTTCGACGTCGTCCTGGGCGTACCAGATCTTGCGAGCTGAGAGCTGCCACTGCTTGTCGGCGGGCGTGATGGTCCCGGGCTTGACCACGATCTGCGGACCGGAGCTCACGCCAGCGTTGTCCATCATCTGGCGCCAGGCCGCGTTGAGCACCTTCTGCTGTGCGCGCATGAGGTACGGGATGCCATAGCCCCACACGCTGTTGGCCACCTTCTCCCACACGTAGAAGTCGTACGGCAGCTGACCGTCCTCGAGCGGGTTGAGGAACGCCTTGACCACGGTGTTGTTGATCATCACCACGCAGGCGCTGATCGCGTCCAGCGAGTCGGTGTCCTCGGGCACGTTCACGCCGGCTGCGCGCAGGTCTTCCGGGTCGATCTCGCCCCAGTACTCCCACTTCTCGTAGACGTCGCGCGCCACGTCGCGCTGGTCCTCGTCCTTCATCTCCTGGAAGGTGGCCGAGCGCTTCGGGCCCTCCTCGAGAACCTTGCGCAGCTGGGCCTTCATGTAGCCCGGCTGCTTGGCCAGCTCACGCACCTGCTTGCTGGTGATCTGCTCACGCTCGTAGATGCCCTTGCCGTTGTGCACCGTCTCGCCGCACGCCGGGTCAGGCCACACGTTGCGCGGGTCGACGCTGAAGCTGGCCGGCTTGAGCTCCTTGACGAACTCGATGACGTGTACGGTGGCGCCCGTGCCGTCGACCTTGGGCACCCAGGCCTTGCGCGTGCGGCTCTCGACCACCGGGCCCTTGATCACACCGGTGCCCAGCACAGCGGCGTGGTGGATCATCTTGCGCAGCTCGCCGTTGTAGTCGCACTCGGTGAGCTGGTCGTCGATCTCGCGCTGCATGGCCTCGGCCTTGTCGCGTGCCATCTCCATCACGGCGCGGGCCACGTCCTTGACGCGCAGCTGCATCTGGCCGTCCTTGCTCATCACCGGCTGGTTGGTGCGCGGGTCGAACGCGGGCTGGTCCTTCTTGGTCATGCCCATGAGCTCGGGGTTGGGCGTGGGCTGGATGCCCCAGTTGCGGTCGTCCGTGGGCAGCAGGATGTCGGCGATCCTGGCCTCGGCGGCATTGGTCTTCTGGCGCGTCATGCCGATGAACACCGTCGAGCGGTGCGGCTTGGCGTGCTGCGTCGTCACCGGATAGCCCTGCTCGACGGACGTCATCATCTGGCTCGCAGCCTTGTTGACGTTGTCCTTGTTGTCGTACTGGTCCTGATCCTCGATCCAGCGCTTGTCCACGCCGTAGCTGTAGCGGTCGCGCACCCACTCGTCGCGCTGCTTGGCCAGCGTCGTGCCGAAGGCCTGCAGCCGCTCCTCCATGCGCTCGCGCATCTGCTGCTCGTCCTCGACGATCTCGACGTCGAAGCCCTCGACAGGTTGAGTGGTTGGAAAGTCCATGGTTGTCCTCAGTACCCGGTCACCGGGTCAAACACGCCGAACGAAACCGCCGGCATAGCAAAGCCCCGGCTCATGCGAGCCGATGCCTCTTCCTGCGTCTTGGCGTGGCGCCGCATCATGATTGCGTAGCGCGTGGCCGACATCAGGTCGTCGTTGATCTTCACCACCATCCCATCCTTGCGGTGGTACAGGCGGAACTCCTCGAACCAGTCCTCGAGGTGGCTGAACACGCGCAGGCGCATCGTCTGCATGCGGTTGAGCATGTCGCTCAGGCCCGCCTCGACGCCGTTGCTGCCGTCCTCGAACGTGGCTCGCTCCTTGAGCATGGCCAGGCCCTGCTGCTTGTACTGAACGGCCAGCTGCTCACCGCTGCCGCCCTTGTCGCGCTGCAGGCCGTCATGCGGCCAGGCGATCGGCACCCAGTCGCCACGTGCGCGCACGGCCATCGCGTGGCCGGCGATGCCTGGCTCGCTGCGGCGGTAGCAGTCGGTGACGTAGACCGTGTCGGTGTCGCGGTCCCAGGCGAGCCACACGACAGCGGTCGGGTGGTCCACGCCGAAGTCGATGGCAGCGATCCGCGGCCAGTGCGGCGGGATCGGGAAGGCCTTGACCTTGATCGCCTCCTCGGCGACGGGGAACACGCGCCCGCTGCCCAGGATCGGGATGCCCTTGGCACGCGCATCGCGCTCGTGCTCGGGGTAGCTCGCGATGATCGCGGCCACCTGCTCGGGCGTGTAGTGCTCGGCATCGCTGATCGTCATGTTGGTGACGTGCGTGCCTTCGGGCTTCTCCAGCAGGTAGCGCTTGACCACCTCGGACATGCCAAGCAGCGGCGTGAAGGTCACGAACACCAGGCCACCCGTGGCGTTCGTTCGCGTCAAGCCTTCGCTGTAGATCGGCAGCGGCGGCTCTTCGTCGAACCACACGCCGTCGACCGTGTCGGCCTGCCACTTCGTGCGGCCCTGGTCGTAGCTGTTGAACTGGATCACGCTGTCCTCGCCGGACACATGGCGCACCACCGCCGAGCTGATCGCGTCCGCGACGCCCTGCTTCATGCTGGTGTCCTTGAGGCAGTCGAACGGGATCGCGCCTGTGCCCCACTCCTCGCGCAGCTCGGGCGGCCCGATCAGGATTCGCTGCACGCCCTTGCGCGTCAGTTCGGCGGACTCCGATCCGCACATCCAGCGCGTGGCGTACGGGAAGCGCCGGCCCTGCCACCAGTCGGGGTAGCGCCCCGTCAGGTGCATGGCCAGCTCGTAGGCCCCGCTGTACGTCTTGCCCAGCTGGTTGCCGGCCATGAACAGCCGCTCACGCCACGACGCGCCAGCAGCGTGGAACTCCATCTGCTTGGCGTAGGGCTTGTAGGTCTCGAGCCGGTTGCGCTTGGCCTTGAGATCGCGCAGGCGCAGCAGCTCGTAGAGCTCGCGCTTCTCGTCCTCGTTGAGCGCGGCCAGGTTGATGTCGGACAGCTTCATCAAAAGCTCTCCGGGTCGTTCCACCAGTCGCCGTCGACAAGTGGCCACAGCGCCCACACAGCCAGCGCGCCAAGGAAGATCCAGTCGCTCATCGCTTGGCCCCCGCGGCCTTGCGCAGCAGCGCGCCGATGCGGTCATCGAGCTGCTCGCCTGTGAGCTCGAGCGCGCCCGAGACTTTCATCTCCACGCTCTTGAGCTTGGGCTGCGTGTACTGCAGCAGCTCGTTGAGCATGCGCAGCTTCGTGTCGGCGTCCAGCACGTCGATCATCTGCGGGTTGCCGTCCTTGTCGAGGATCGGCTTGCCCTGGATGTTGGTGACGGGCCGCTTGGCCTTGAGGATGCGGATCATCTCGACCGTGGGGTCCATGCCCTCTTCGATGAGGGCCTCGGCCACGGCCTTGAGGTTGATCCGGTGCGGTGAGGGGCTGGTGATCGCGCTCTTGTTGGCCGCGTGTTTGCGGGCCGAGCGAGGGCCTGCCGCCTCGAGGTCTGCTGCCGATGCCAGGCGCGGTGGCGCGCCGTTGAGCTCAGCAAGTCGTTTTGCTTGACCTTTTGCCATCGTGGTTCAGAAACAGAAACGCCCCCGAAGGGGCGCTGTTCAGATCTTCCCGGGGATCTCGCCGCCCTGGAAACCAGGCACGGACTTCTTCATCCCGCCGCCCTGCTTGGGCTGGGTCTTGTTGGTGCCCGGCAGCGGCACGCTGACCTTGCTGGGGATGGTGCCGCCGGCTGCGCGGCTCGCGTTGCGGCTCTTGGGGTTGCTGTAGTCCTGCATGGAACTCTCCTTGGGGTTTAGGCCATCAGGCCGGGTTGTGAACGCTGCTCGGCTTCCTGGTCCCACATGGCCTGCATGTCGGTCTCTTCGGCCTCGCCGATCTCGGGCATGACGCCCTGCAGGTACTCGATGCACTCCGAAGAGCTCGAGCACTCGTAGGGCTCTTGGCCCTCTGCCTCGACGGTGATGCGGCCTGCGGCCTCATCGATGTTGATCACGATCTGCATTGCGCGGGCTCCAAATGAAAAGACCCGCGCAGGCGGGTCGGAAATGAAAAAGCCCGCTGCGATGAGCGGGCCCTTGTGTGAGGCGGTGCGGCTTTTTGCGGACGCACCCTCCCCCGGAAATTGTATGGGCAAGGGCAATCCCCGGCAAGCATGTCAACCCCTATCCGTGAATGTTGCGTGGAAGAGACAGTTTTCTAGGTGTTTTCCCTAGGGGTAGTTGACATCTCCTGTCACTGTCACCTACAGTGGAGGCTCATCAACACGAAACGCCAGGAGCGACACCATGCAGATCATCCGCACCTTCACCACCGACAGCCTGGGCAAGACCCGCCCGGCCCAGCTAACCCACCGCACCACCGTCGCGCAGCACTTCACTGCCTTCTACGCCCTGGACACCTGCGACGTGTGGACCGACGACGGCTACCTGGTGACCGCGGTCCAGGACGACGGCGTCACGCACCACCTGCGCAAGGGCAACCAGGTCGTCGTGGCCAAGCTGCCCGAAGACCAGGTGCTGGCCTTCAACCCCACGCCCAAGGCCCGCCACTACCTCAACCTCGCCAACTGAAGGAGACCCACATGCGCCGCTCTTACCAGCTCAACATCAACCTCAACGTCATCGGCGAGGCCAACACCCTGGCCGCCGCCACTGACCGCGGCTTCCGCGCCCTCGAGGTGCTGCGCCAGTTCGACCCCGAGCTCAAGGCCGACCGTCGCATCACCGAGAACGAGGACGACGGCCCCGAGATCACGCTCGACGACACCCTGGTCGTGCAGCTGGCCACCGAGACCCCCAACGGTTTCCACGTGGCCCTGCGCGCCCTCGCCGAAGAGCTCGGCCAGCAGGCCATCGCCGTGTGGGAGGGCTACCGCCCGGGCTACCCCACCGGCTACCTCGTCGGCCCGAACGTGCACGCCTGGGGCCGCTTCGACATCAACCGATTCAAGTTCATGGACCCCCACGCCCTTGCCTGATTCCAGCCTCGTGCCCTGCGCGCCAGGGCACCGGGATGCAATCCGCATCGATCCAAGTGAAGGAAAACCTCATGTACCGCTACAGCACCTCCTCCAACCAGGCCGGCTTCCGTTCCAACAGCCCCCTGTCCAACGACCAGATCGCCCGCTACGCCCCCAGCGTGCTGGCCACTGAGGCCCACGAGTCGCGCGGCGACAAGTACCGATTCATCCCCACGATCGAAGTGCTGGACGGCCTGCGCCGCGAAGGCTTCCAGCCCTTCGAGGTTCGCCAGACCCGCGTGCGTGACCAGTCGCGCCGTGAGTTCACCAAGCACATGGTCCGCCTGCGCCACATCAGCGAGATCGGCACCCAGCGCGCCGAGGCCGGCGAGATCATCCTGGTCAACAGCCACGACGGCACGAGCTCCTACCAGCTGCTGGCCGGCTTCTTCCGCATGGTCTGCTCCAACGGCCTGATCGCCGGCAACGTGTGCGAGGACGTGCGCATCCGCCACTCGGGCAACGTGATGCACGACGTGATCGAAGGCGCCACCCGCGTGCTCGACCACCTGCAGCTGGCCGACGAACGCATCGACGCCTACAAGTCGATCGAGCTGGCCCCGCAGGAACAGCTGCTCCTGGCCAACAGCGCCCTGGCCTTGCGCTGGGACGACAAGGCCCCGGTGACCGCCCAGGCCGTGCTGCAGCCGCGCCGCTGGGAGGACCGCAAGGGTGACCTGTGGACCACCTTCAACCGCATCCAGGAAAACCTGGTGCGCGGTGGCGTCTCCGGCCGCGGATCCACCGGTCGCCGCATGACCACCCGCGAGGTGGCCGGCGTCAACGAGAACGTCAAGCTCAACCGCGCCCTGTGGTCCCTGGCCGACGGCATGGCCCAGCTCAAGGCTGGCGTGGTCGACGTCGAAGAACTGGCCATCGCGTGATGGCAGCGTCGGGCCTCGCGTGCGGGGCCCCGCGATGCAATCCCGCATCACTCCAAGAGATGGAACCCGAAATGAAAACCAACCTCCGCGAATACGCCTTCCGTGCGTTCACCGCCCTCGTCGGCTTTGCCGGCATCGTCGTGCTCATCCTCGACCTGATGATCTGGAGGCCCAACTGATGGCCGCCTTCCGCCGCTGCAACGGCTGCCTCAAGGACCGCCTGATCGACGGCGGCTGCGAACTCTCACCCCACCGCTGGCTGTGCGCCAGCTGCTGGGTCAAGCACATCAACCGGAAATTCTAGTGACCCCGAACCTGCCCCTGACCGACCTGCTGGCCCTCTTCGCTGAGGAGTCCCGCAGCTCCATCCGC